AGAGTCAGGCATCGGGTCTTCTAGAATCATAATCCTAGCATAGCCGGGCTTGAGCTTAGTGCTTGTATCCGCTAGCTCAGGAACAACACGTCCATCAAGCTTGCGTTCGATTTGCTCAATGATCTGCACTTTCGTTGCAGTTTTTTCTACTGCTAGCCGAAGGTGGGCTGCGTACTGACGTACTTGACCAATGGGCATTTCTTTAAAGTCTGGTGATTCAATTGCCATGTTACGGCACTCCTTTGTGCATGGGGTAGATACGGCCCCCGAAGGGGCCGCACTACGGTAGCGTTATTAGCTACTAGGTATTACTTACGGTGTAGGAATATCAAGTAGATATTCGTTGTCGCCGTAGCCCGGACCAACAACGTCCCGCATGGAAGTTTCACCCTTGAAGTACACAGCTAGGAACAGTTCAGTGTCCGCACCAGCAGTGAAGCCAGTAGTAATACGAATACCTACATGAACCGGACCAGCAAGCTTAGCAGCAGCAGCGATGATGGTTTCAGTGTAGCCATCAAGCTGCCCGGGGGCACGATATAGTGCAGCAGATGTAGCTGGTGAAGTGAACTTGCTGTCAGCACCGGCATACGAGGACGGACCAAGACGATCAACAACTACGGGGTCGCCCGCACCGTCAAGCATCTGGAAGCGACCGATAGAACCGGCACCAGCAGCGGTGTCACCTACTACAGTTAGAGTCACCTTATGAATGACCTGATTTTCTCCAACTGGTACGAACAGTAGATCGTCCGCAGTTGTTAGCACAGTGCCTGACGCTAGGAAGATACGGCCAGCTACGTCATAGTCTTGCCCTGAGTAGATGCCACGGTGACGTGTGCCTTTTGCTACTAGGTTTGAGTTGATTATTGCCATTGTTTTATATCCTTTGTGATGTGGCCCCCCGCCCTAAGCGTTAGGGGCCACGAGTCATAGCTTAGGCAGATGCCGCAGCTTCAATGCGTACCATCCACTCTTCGTTTAGACGAACAGCGACGTACCACATCTTCCAGCTAGCGAAGCCGCGTTGAGCAAGCGGGTCTTCGTAGGTTGCTGTTGGGTTCTTAATGGTAACGTTGGCGCTGTCCATACCGCGAAGAGGAACGACACCATAGGCGTCCATACCAACAATCACGATTGGGTACACGTCAACATTTGCACCATCACGGCTCAGGACACCAGTTGTGTTCGCACCACCCGCACCCCAGAAAGGCGGTAGCTGTGGTGATAGAATCACACGAATGTCTTGGAACTTGCCAAGCTCATAGTCAGAGACTACGCTGTAGTTGCTGTACTTCTCACGTACCACGAACTCAGTAAGAGCGCGGAAGTCCGGCTCAAGGTTGGTGTGGCCGAAGGCTAGGAAGCCGGGAGCAACAGGCTCAGTGGCGATGTTGGTCGAAGCCTTTAGCATCTTCGTTACGTGGCGGGCACGGTTGGCCTTAAGGAAACGCTGCGCCGCAGTTAGTTCAGCCGCAGAAATCGGGGCTTCAACAGTGGCACGGGACGTAGCTCCACCGGCATAGATAACCGAAGTACCACCGATTAGCTCTGACCAGATGATGCTTTCCTTGACGCTAGCCGCTTGCTCACCTAGACCCATAGTGATCTTTTGGAGATTCGGGTCTTCATGGGTGTCCATGATTACGTCAGTGAAGCTGACCCATCCGCCGTACTGCGACACGATAGAAGTAACGTTCTCGTATTGCAGGGTGTTCGGAGCAGGAGTCACGCCTTCAACTAGCGCAGTGGTGTTGATTTCAAACGGAATGAATCGACGCCATACAACTACTTGTCCCTTATTCTTAGGGAGTACTTCTGTACGCGCGAACTTTTCTAGAACTAGCACAGGTAGTGCGTGCTCTAGGAAGTTTGCTACCGCGAAGATACCTACGCGGGGTGAGATATCACCATAGGTTGTAATACCAAAAGCCATTTCTATATTCCTTATTAACCGCCCGTAATCTCCTTACGAATTTGTTTGGAGTATTGTTCAAAGAGAGCTTTGGGGTCGCTGGGCAATGCCGACTTACCTGCCGCATTAGGAGTACCCATAACTACGGATGCTGCCAACTTGCGTGCTCGCTCTTCTTCGATCTTTGCAGCCTTAGGATCATTTACCGTAGGAGCCTCCACTGGAGTTACTTCTGTTTTAGCTAGTTCTGGATACTTGGCGACCATATCTTCTGCATACTTCTTGAACGCATAAGATACATCATCGGCACTATCTGAATCAGCTAGGTTTTGGATACCTGAAGATTGCGTAGTCTTCCACTCCTTCCACGTTGGGCTACTAAAAACCTCTTTAGCATTAGGATACATGTCTAACAGACGTGATGCTTCCCCGTCTTGATAGTCCGAGTAAGTTTGTGCCCGTTGCGACGTAAGGTTTTCCCTTTCGCGGCTTAGGAACTCATCGGAGACACCATCTGTGGCCTGAGCAATCGCTGCCGCGATTGTGTCAGCCAGTTCGGCGTCAGTCTCTCTAATACCTTTAAGTGCTTCTAGTACCTTCGGTTGGATATTTGTAGAAGGGCGATTAGAAGGAGAAGAAGACCGCTTGGTCAGTTCTTCTAGCTTCTGATCTAGTTCTTTAAGTCTCCGTTGTACGTGAGGAACACGTCCTGCCTGTGATTTAAGAGCGTGGTTTTCTTTTGCCACCTTATCAAGCTGCTCTCGCAGCTTAGCAAGTTCCTTTTGCTCAGGGGTTTCAACAGCTTCCTCTACAACGGGTTGTTCCTCGGCTTTAGTTTCCTCTAGCGGAGATTCTACTTCCTCTTCCTTTACAGGTTCCGGCGTTTCTGCGGGGACCTCTTCGGTGGGTGTATCGCCTTGAGGAACTTCTTCCTCATCGGCAGGTTTTGCTAGGAGTTCGCCTAGCTTCGATTGGTCGTTGTCCTTAACTGCACCAGAGATATCATTGAATAGCTTCTGGGCTTCCTGTTCTGTCAGTTCGGTACTCATGTACTGGTGTCCTAGTTAGCGGCCTTTTTGTTTGGCGGCGGATTCTAATGCGAGAAGCTGCTGAATCAAAGACAGCGCCCCTCGGATTTGGTTGGATTGATCGTGGCTATTTGATGCAACTAATAGGCCGATCTTATTTTCTTTTACTTGTTCTAGGTAGGTCTTGATAGCTGTCCAATCAGTGCCGTAGAAATTAAGATGGTCTGAGAGGTTTATCATATACCTGACCCAATCTCGCGCTTTAGCTGTAGCTCTTTTTCAAACAACTGGTTCTCTTGTATCTTGCGTGTATTCTCTAGCCCGGCAAGGAACGCCTTAGTCTGATTGTTCTCACGGTTCAGTTGCTCTTTGAGCCCGAGATTTGCGTAGGCTTGTTCGTTCTTAGCAGCCAGTTCAATCATAGCAATCTCTTTCTCGTTCTGGCTCACAGCAACACGGGCCTGTGATTCGACAAGACGGGCTTGGTTAGCCGTCATCTTCTCTTCGTGGTCCCATAGCTCACGTTGCTGCTGCTGTTGACCTTCAAATGCAAGCTGCGCCTCTTCGAGTGCAATCTGACGAGCCTTAAGTTGCAAGGCAACCATCTCAGCATCAGGCTGCGCATTGGCTGCCGCCTCGGCTTCATCTGCCTCTACCTCTTCCGTTGACTTGATAATAGACTTGGAAGGCAGGCTCATCATGTTAAGGCGTACACGCGCCAGTTCCCCGGCACGAATGTACTTAGCCATCTCTGGGTTCTGGGCAGCTTCTACAGATAGCTTCTCAAGGTCGCGGATGTGCAGTTGCTTGTTCTTGTATTCAGTAGAAGTACGCACGTCTATAGAGAAGGCACCCTTGATTTCAGCTTTCTCGCTATTCTGCATGTTCCATGCGTACATAGAGCTGATAGCAGCCTCTGTGATATTGTCATCCCAGTCCTCGCTCATGAAGTCTAGCAGGGTAGTAGATGCTGACTGTATCATAAGACCGCCAGAAGCGGTGTCTGCTAGCTGCGGGCTGCCCAGTCCAGCCGTGATTAGAGGAATACCACTCTCTTCTTCAGCAAATCCTTGCGCCATCTGCATGATAGGCACAATATTCTGTGTGACGTTAGGCACATTGAAGAATTGTAGAGCTTGTTGGATTTGTACTTGCGGGTCTGTTAGGTACCAAATCTGGCCGGGAGTAAGTTCCCACTTGCCGTTGGCAGGCTCGATCAATCCCTTCTGCATAGCCACCTGAGGGCCGGAAGAAATGGAGCTATTGTCTAGAATCATGTGCCAGCTTTCGTTAACTACACGTTGGGCGTCTTCCATCATAAGAGGAACACCGAACCCTAGTACGCTTGCCGGGTCTTTCTCCCAAGGGCATACGTAGTATGGTACACGGAACGAAGCTTCAATAGATTCTAGCTCAATACGTATAACTTTGTTCTGACATACCCACACTTCGCCATAATACTCGCCATTAACAGAGTCGTAGCTAGGCTCAATGTCCATCTTATCTAGCTGGGTACGTGTAATAGGTCCATGATATTCTAGGACTAGGTACTTATCCTTGAACAGGTTTGAATTGTTCTCAGATAGCTTAGCAAATTCTGCATAAGTATTAGACCTGTACTCTTCGGGAGCAGTTTCCAGTACTTTGGCAAGAGCTTCTTCTATAAAGCCCTCGTGCTTCATGTACTTCTTTAGGTCTAGAGGGGATAGGGGGTGGGCTTCGATAGTATCATTCAGCTTATCTACTACATTAGTAGACTCGTCTGGGAAAAAGAACCAAGGATTGATACGTACTAGAGAAGGGCTGTAGTCAACAGATACAGAAGGAACCCATGTAGTGCTGCCATCAAGCTGAGTGTAAGAACGTGTTAGCTTGCCTACACTTAGAGGGCCCTTAAGAATACCAGTACCTAGAACAACTCGATCCCACATAGCCTGACGGCAGTTATAGGAGTACTTGCTGTCTTCTAGCTGCCCTTCAATCTCATCTGACATTAGAGCGCAAGATATTGCATTTTCAGCACTAGGGTCACGCTTGTCAGGGAATAGGTCCCAGTTCTTGTTCGATGTACCAAATTGCATAGACACTGTTTGTGCGATAGCGATGGAGCACTTGGAGCGTACTACGTTTACATCAGGTCGGTCTGATTCTAGGTCCCTAGACCAAGGAGTTTCGCCGTTCATGTAGTAGTCTTTTACAGACAGCTTACCGTAATAAAGGCCAGCAGCACGGAGCCACTGACCTTCTTTGGCAGCCCGCTTAGAAGCACGGTTCTGGAACTTAGAATTAATAGCATTAGCAAGAGACTCCATCATCTCTTCTTTCTGGCGGCGTTCCTCTTCCATTTGTTCAGCCAGAGCTCCCAGTTCTTCTTCTGATAGCTCGTCTATCTCCACATCTACGGGAGTAATAGTTGCCAGCATGGTGTCATCGTTGAGGTCCATTAATTCCCTTGTTAGATGTTATACTTGCGGCCAGTACTGACCGTAGGTGTAGAGCGCATCTGGTCTATAGACTTGGCGCGAACTAGATTATTCTGGATATATCTCAAGCAGTCCATAAGGTGATCGTTCTCTTTGACGATACGTCCCTTAAGGTCGCGGCGGTATAGTACAAACTCTTTAGCTGTGTTATGTAGGGTGTTGAAAATCTTCAAATGCCCTGTCAGCATACGCTGCCACACCGCTTGAATACCTGCATCTACTTCATTGTTAGCTGGAAGTAGGGATAGACCAAGCTCTTTGTACATGGCCATAAGCTGCTTGCCATCTGTAGGGCTACGTCCCTTAGCTGCCGGGTCAATGACTCCGGGTATCCACTTACCGTGGGCCCTAATGCCTACGGCATGAACAGCAGGCACTTGGTCAGCTACGTAGTACTCATCGTAAATATAGATGGTGTCAGTCTGTGGATCAATCGCTGCCCATAGGCAGGCGGTTCTGTTCCAACCTACGTCTAGAGCGTATAGCTTCTTATAGTAGGAGGGGATTTGGAATGGTTCACACAGAATGGACTCAATAGATACAGGGTATACATTACCGCTACCCATAGACGGCTTACCTGAGCGACGTGCTGCACGTAGATGAGGCTCTGTATCTGCCTCCATCTGGGCTTTGCGTTCTTCTGTAAGCCAAGGTGCATCATCCCAGCCAGCTTGTATAATAGCTTTGAATGAGCTAGTATCCAGAAGCTGAGCTTCGTCACCCTCGTCAGTCGTAGGAGCCTGCACACCAATAAGCTTCTCGGCTCCAGCTAGGTAGTCGGCCTTCTCACTGAAGCGCACAACCATCGGTGTCAATCCCTTTAGCGGGGTGAAGGTGTTCAGAACAATACCGTTCGTTGTCATGGTACGAATTAGACATTCGTTATAGATTTCAATTGGGCATTCTTCGTCCAGCCATACCCACTCTAGAGAAGTACCATAAAATGCAGCCTGTGGCTGCTCATAGTTCTTGAAGCCGATAGTTGACCAGCCCCCAGACTTATGCTTTACTTGGATCATGTCGATGCCCTGAGGGACACCAGCCAAGGCCCAGAACTTACCAAGCTTGTCCTTGGGAATCATGCCTGTACCCCACGCACCAATAGAACCAATCAGTTCCTTCTGTGCCGTATCTCGGGTAGCTCGGGCGGTAGAACCAATAGCCCATCCTTGAGTAGGCTTGTCAAACGTGCGGCCCACCCACCAGTCGGGGTAATCCCCTGTGGCGTGGCAGGCTGCCTCAAAGGCTCCGGCGATAGACTTACCGCAACGGTTACCAGCGAGGAACATACGTTCGTTGTAAGTATGACCAGCAGCAAAGAAGGCGCTGTGCTTAGGGCAATTCTCAATACCGAACGGTGTGCCCGGCAGGAACCACTTACTAATACCAGCTTCCTTGCTGGCGGTATCATACTGGTCTAGCAGTATACTAATACGCATTAAGCGGCTTAGCTCCTGCTCAGACTCACTGGCCTTCTGAGGAATAAACTCTTCACTTCCATGAACATAGTCCGTTAACGGCGTGCCCATGAAAGAACTGATATCATCATCCGTGAATTCAAAGGGCCTGTTCATTAATTACCTTGGACTGATCTTGCAGCATACGCTTAGCGTCAGTAAGCTCAGGGGTATTGTCTTCCACGAACTTAACTAGGGCAGCATTTACTTTAGTTCTCAGCGAATCCAAGTCTGTGTTGACATTCTCATTCATCGTAGTTGATTCGGTCTTATCGGCCCAAGCAAACTTATTCTTCATGTAGAACGCCCACAGTGGGGTGTTGAACTGCTTATTGCCTAGGTTCTTACGAGCCTGTCCTTCCCAGAAAGCCTGCGATAGAGTACGACCGAACTCTACTAGCTTAGCGAAAGTCTTATCATCGCCTATATGCTTGTAGTATTCTTTGATCGTAATGCGCATTTCAGCAGCAACTTCAGCATCGCTGTAGCCCTGCTCGTATGCCGCTACAATCTGTCTAGCCCATGACTTGCCTTCTGTCTCAGACATTAT